ACCGTGTCGGCCACGTCCGGCAGGTCGGCGAGCCGAGCGGTCGCCGCGAAGTGCACCGAGATCAACCAAGGGTCCACCTCGATGCCCGTCCCGGTCAGGGCCATGTCGAAGGTCACGTTGTCGACCACGTTGAGGTCGACGTCGGCGGACAGGAGGAACGGATCGTTGGCTTGACCCGACCCGGAGACGACCATGTGACCGCCGTCAACAGCACTCACCTTGCAGGCGCAGGTTGCGCCCTGGCAGCAAGTCGGCATCTTTAGATCCTCCTGAGTTGAGGGTAGGGCACGGTCACCACTTGATGATGAAGTTGAGGGCCAGGTTCGGCATCGCGGTCGATGCGTCCGAGGAGCCTGGTTGCAGCGCGGCTGGGACGGTGTGGGTGTGGGAGTTGGCTCCGGCGGTGGTGCCGTTCGTGGTCGAGCCACCGACCGCCGTGATCTTGATGGTCGAGCCGGTTGTGGGTGCGTTGGAGACGGAGTTGATGTCGAAGTTGTGCTGGTGACCACCACCGGTGACAGTTCCGCCGTGGTCGTGGATCGGGGTGCGGGTGGTGCTGTCGGTAACCCCGTCGGAGTAGCCGAGTGGCACGTTGATGCCTGCGCCCCACGGGAACCGACGGCGCATGTCGGGCAGGTTGAACGTGGTCGACCCGTCACCCGCGCCCCACAGGGTGCCGATCACCGCGAACAGACGCCCGTAGATGGTCCTCGACTGTGCCGAGCCGTCACACAGCAGGTAGCCGTAGGGGGCGGTGGTCCCGGCGAACATCTCCACCTTCCCCGCCGGGTCGCCGAGCAGGTTCGCGAACGTGATCTGGTTGGACCCGACCTGGTGGGTTCCGGGGACCCACCACTCCACCATCCACACGGTGCCGTCGTTGAGGTTGCCGTTCACGACCGGAACCTGTGCGCCCAGCACCTCGTCGGTGGCGTCCATGTCGGTGGCCCGGGTCCAGGCCCCGGAGTGGGCGATCCAGATGCCGTTCTCAATGGGGTTCGTCTGGTTCTTCACCAGCACCCGGTCACCGTCTACCACGGTGACCGAGTCGACGGTCACCAGCCCGGACGGCGGTGACGCGAGCGCGGTCGTGGTGGCGCATCGGACCGACTGTCTGATCCCGGATGCTCCCGCCGGGCCTGTTGGTCCGGTAGGTCCCGCAGGTCCCTGAGCGCCGGTGCTGCCCGGTGGACCTTGGGCACCAGTCGCTCCGGTAGTTCCCTGTGGACCTTGGGCACCGGTCGCGCCGGTGTCGCCCTTCGGACCCTGTGGTCCGGTCAGACCCGTGGGACCAGCCGGACCCGGGACCGTCGAGTCGGCACCTGCCGGACCGGTGGGACCAGCAGGTCCCGTACCACCGGTAGCGCCCGGGTCGCCTTTCGGACCTTGGGCGCCAGTGGCACCTGCCGGACCCTGTGGACCTGGAACCGTCGACGCTGGGCCGGTCGCACCAGTCGCACCCGCTGGACCCTGGGCACCAGTAGCGCCCGGATCGCCCTTCGGACCCTGAGCACCAGCCGGACCGGGCACCGTGCTGTCCGCACCAGCAGGGCCAGTAGGACCAGCAGGCCCCTGGGCACCCGTGGCACCTGTCGTACCGGGATCACCCTTCGGACCCTGAGCACCGGTGGCACCAGGCAGACCCTGAGAGCCCGTCGCGCCAGTGGCTCCGGTGTCGCCTTTCGGACCCTGTGGCCCAGCCGGTCCAGGGACCGTACTATCCGCCCCTGCTGGACCTGTCGGACCAGCCGGACCAGTCAGACCCGTAGCGCCAGGGTCGCCCTTCGGACCCTGGGCACCCGTCGCGCCTGTGGTACCAGGTGGACCCTGCGGTCCGGGCACCGTGGAGTCCGCACCAGCCGGACCAGTGGCACCCGTGGCTCCGGTGTCACCCTTCGCACCGGTTGCACCCGTGGGTCCAGCCGGGCCTTGCGGACCTGGGACGGTGGAGTCCGCACCAGCCGGACCTTGCGCTCCGGTGGCACCAGGTAGGCCCTGCGGACCAGTCGGACCAGCCGGACCCTGCGGTCCGGGAACGATCGAGTCCGCACCAGCCGGACCGGTAGGTCCGGTAGCGCCCGTGGCACCCGGATCACCCTTCGGACCTTGGGCACCGGTAGCACCAGTCGCACCCGTGTCGCCCTTCACGCCCTGCGGACCGGTCGGACCCGCAGGTCCGGTAGGTCCGGGCACCGTGGAGTCCGCACCAGCCGGACCTGTCAGCCCGGTGTCGCCCTTCGGGCCTTGGCTACCGGTCGGACCCTGCGCACCCGTGGCACCGGTCGGACCGATCGGACCCTGCGGACCGGTCAGTCCGGTGTCACCCTTCACACCCTGTGGACCCTGGGCGCCCGTCGCACCCGGGTCGCCCTTCGGTCCCTGCGCACCCGTCGCACCGGTGGAACCAGTCAACCCGATCGGACCCTGCGGACCCTGCGAGCCGGTGGCACCCGTCGCACCCTGCGGACCCGTCGCACCCACATTGCCCTGCGGACCCGTCGCACCAACGTCGCCCTTGACCCCGTCGACCTTCGTGATCGACATCCAGTTCGCGAACCCGTTGGTGGACAACGGGATCGTCGCGCCGGATCCGTTGGAACTCGACACCTGGTAGGCCGCGAACACGATCTTGTCGCCAGCGGTCAGCACCTTCGTGGTCGACACCGTCGGCACGATGGTCGCGGTCGCCGAGATGTGAACGTCACCCTGTGCGATCGAGACACCGTTGACCTGAACCTGGGCCATGCGCCGCACGAAGTTGCCGGACGGTGCAGCCCCGTTGAACTGCAACGCCACCGCTAGCAGGTAGGTGCCGTCCTGGGGAACCGTGAACTCTTTGGTGGGGCCGTTGTAGATGATCCCGCCCTGGTCGTCCTGCGCGTTCGCGAAGGCGATCGGGGTGACCACACTGTCGGGGACGTTCTGCCCTGCGGTCGCGGTCCGGCGCATCGTGATCGCCGGAGTCGAACCACCGGTGCCGCCGCCGCCGGAGATGTTGACCTGCGCGACCCCCGGGGACGGGTTGGTGACAGTGACCACCGAGCCCACGAAGTTCAGCGCGGTCGCATCAGCGACCAGGCTGACGCCCTCGTCGAGAACATCAACCATCATCGAAGACTTGGCGGCGGGGCTGATCGTCGGGTTCGGATAGTTGCCCGCCAGGTCCCCACCAGCAGCACCCGACGGGGGCAGGGAGGCGGGCGGGCCGGGGATGTTGACGGTCGCCGCCGCACCCGACCCAGTGGCCGTGACCCCCGCACCGGTGAAGTTGATCGAGACGGCGTCTGCCGCCTTCGACACCCCTTCGTCGAGGACGTCAACCATCAGCCCCGACCGAGTGGTCGGCGACAGCGTCGGGTTCGGGTAGTTCCCAGTCAGGTCCCCGCCCGCAGGACCGATCGGAGTGGCTCCACCGGAACCACCCGACGACAGTTCCCAGTCGGTGTAGAACCGTTGTCCCGCCGTGGTGTAGAAGAACCGGACGTAAGAGTCCCCGGACACCGCGACCCCGGAGACCGGATCGTAGGCACGGATCAGTTCATAGCCGTTCCCGTCCGCGATCCCCTCGGTGGTGCCGATCCAGTACAGGCTCGTGTCTGGGCTGTTCTGGGCACCCGGCTCGGAGTAGAACCAGCCGTTGAAGGTGGTCTCGTCGGCGGACCAGTCGTCGGTCTCGATCGCATACGGCCCGGAGCCGGGACCCATCAGGTCGGAGGCCGACCGGATCACTGGACGACGCTCCTCGGACATGACCCGCTTCTCCATGTCCCGCATCCAGTCAGAGAAGTTGACGTTGGCGGGCCAGCCGTTCGTGCCGCCCATCAGTCACCTCCTCGGGTTCTGTCCACAGAACTCATGCTTCCGCGTCGATCGCAGCCTGGTCGGCGTCCGGATCCTGGCCCGAGTGTGGGGCAGGGGACAGCACGACCGACACCCTCTCGCCGTTGTCGTCCACGCTCACCGAGACCGAGTCCAACTTCTGCCACTGGGTCACCACCCGGCAGGTGCCGGAGGCACGGAGCGGGATCCAGACTCCGGGGATCAACTGCTGAAACCCGATCGCACACTCCGGGGACAACGAGGAGTTGTCGGGGACCCGGACGATCAGCGGCACCGGGAACCGGCCCGAGATGTTCCGGTCGGCCTGCTCCTGCAGCGCCTCCACCAGTTTCCCCAGCGACTCCCGGGTCAGGGTGTCCGTCGATGATGCGGCGCTGTCGTTGTAGGAGGAGGACAGCATCTCCAACGGACCGTACGGGTAGTAGCCGGGCTTGTGGGCTGGCCGGTCCTTGTTGCTGGCGGTCGCGGTACCCACGATCCCCGACCCGTTGGTGACCGCCATGTAGGTCGCCGCCTGCATCCCGTACTCGGACACGATCGGAGAGTCCGAGAAGTCCCCATCGGTCAACGCAGGAAGCCGACCGATCGCGGTGTGGGTGTCCCACAACAGGATCCGTCGACCCACCACCGTGTAGTCCAGGCCAGCGGTCGCAGCCAACTGGTCGACCTGCTCCCAGGCCGTGGTCGACCAGTCCGGCACCGACTTCGACTCGTTCGCATCCCGTACCGAGGTGATCGTGGTCAGGAACTGCAGCACGTTCGGGTCGAAGGGCGCGAGCGCGTTGGCGATGATCGCCTCCGCTCGCTTCACCACCGGGAACACGCCCTCCGCCGACTTCACCGAACCGTCCGGGTTCCGTTCGGTGATCCGGTAGGTGTCGTTGTAGCCCTGCCGCATGATCCGCCGGTACACGTAGACCATCACGTCCCGGGCCTCGAACTCGACGTCGGTGGTGGTGTACGTGATCCGGGTGATCGGCCCCTCCCAGACTCGGACCCCGTCCCGGAAGATCACCAGTTCATGCATCCAGCACCGGACCGAGGCGTAGAAGTCACAGCAGTCCTGGTCGCCCAGGCCGTTGGTGTTCACGTTGGCGACACTGATGTTGTCGCGGACCCGCTCGAAGGTCATGGTCGCGATCGACTGGATCTCGCCGACCAACTTCTCTCCGCCCTGCTGGTAGACGAAGACCCGGTACTCACCGCATCCGAGTGAGCCTTGCGGGGTGGAGAAGTCGGGGATCGGGTCGGGTCCGGATGCGGAGCCGGGAGACTCAATCGCCCAGAACAGGGCTGGGTTCGACCAGTCGGACACGTTGCCCAAGTGGTCGTAGGTACGCACCTCCCACTGGTACTCGTAGCCGGTGTCGTTCTTCGGTCCCGGCGCGAAGGTGCCAGGTGGGAACGTCCACGACCGCACCGAACCGGGGACGCCGGGGTCGATGTCACCCAGGACCGTGGTCCACGACTCGGGCTGCTGGCTGAGCGGCTTCGACTGGTCGATCACCCGCCACCGGATGTCGGCCTTGTGCTGGACGTTGTTGCGGTCCGGGTCCAGGAACTTCCAGGTGAAGGTGACGTCCTGGCTCACGTCGATCGAATGGGCACCGATCGGGGACACCAGGATCGGTGGAGTGGTGGTGGAGGCGGCGAAGAACTTGAACGTCCCGACCGACCAGTCCGACCACAGGCCCTGCTGGTCCTTGGTACGGACCTGCCACTCGTAATACTGGTTCCCCCGGAACGTGCCCGGATCGAAGACCCACTGGTTGCGGGAGGTCGCCGGAGGCCCCTGCGACGGGCTCATGTTGTCGGCGACGTTGTCGCGCTCCACCAGGTTCCAGGCACCCGGAGCCGAACTGGACGAGGCCACCGTCCGGTACTGGATCTTGAACCCGGACTGCAGGTCACCCTTGTCGGGGTCGTTGAACTGCCAGCCGAAGGTCACCGAGTCGACGGTGTCGACGCTGACCCCGGAGCCGCCGCTGTTCACGGTCAGGTGGTCGGGCGGCGAGGTGGTGTTGGTCCAGAACGAGAACCCCGCATAGTTGATGCTGAACCGGTCATGCTCATCCTGGGCGTAGACCCGCACCCAGTACCGGGTCTCCGCATCCAGGTCATGCATGGTGGCGGTGGCCTTGCCGGTCTCCGGTGGCTTCGCGGTGGAGTCGGCCTGCTTCACCAGCGGCGACTGGACCTGGGTGTACGGGGTGAAGTCCTGCTGCCGTGAGTACCGGACCACGATCCGGACCTGGTCCTTCGGCGCCGGGTCCGGGTCGGAGACGATCGCGGACACCTCGGGCGCCCCGGTGATCTTGGTGAACATCAGATCGCTGACCGTCTGCCCGTTCAACTTCACGCTCGACGGTGAGTTGGGCGGCTGGTTCACATGGGGGGCGACCCAGGTGATGGTGACCGCGCCGTTGTCGACACCTCCGGTGCCCTGCTCGTTGGCCTTGACGTTGGTCAAGCCACCGATGAAGTTCGATCCGCCGCCGCCACCACCGCCGGGTGAGTAGCCGACCCGGGACGCGGTGCCACCACCGCCTGCGTGGTATCCGCCGCCACCGCCGCCGCCACCGTGGGACGGGGTCGTTGAGCCACCGCCGCGTCCGGCCTGGCCGAGTACCGCGTTCTCGGCGTCGTAGCCGCCGTAGTCGGCGCCGCCGCTGGACGTGCCGCCGTTGCCACCCTGGTTCTGGGTGCCGCCGGTCGCGAACCCAGCCGGGTTGTCACCACTGGTTCCCAGGTGCCCTTGTCCACCGACGTTGCCACCGCCGTCGCCACCGGAACCGGGACGGGCCAGGTTCGGATGGTCGGGGTCGATCGGTCCAACGTCACCGGAGTTGCCGCCCGCACCGCCCGCGACCGCCTTCAACTTCCAGGGGTCGGTGCCGGTGTCGGCTTTGATCCAGGAGGCACCGCCACCGCCGTCGCCGCCGTTGTATCCCTGGTGACCGTCGGCACCGTTGGCACCGCCGCCGTTGCCGCCACCGCCACCCTGCTGTCCCGACGACGCCGCACCCTGTTGGCCGACGTAGACGTGCAGCACCCAGGTGTCTTTGACCAGGATGTCGCCGACCACCCGACCGGACTCGCGGCCACCGGAACCCCGACTGCCGCCACCGGTGAGGGTGACGGTGACACGCTCAACATCCTTGGGCACGTTCCAGGAACTCGGCCCCAAGGTGGTGAAGGTCTGACTCGGCATCAGCAGGCTTTCTTGACCAGGGTCAGGTCGATCACCGGAACCACCTGGGTCATCTCCATGTCAACGGTGACCACGTAGGCGCAGCCGCAGGACAGTTCCGGCCACGAGAACGGTCCGCCCTTGGAGTCGGTAACCACCGAGTCGGCACGGGAACGCCCGTAGCCGGGAACGTCGGCATAGATCTGGTGAGTCACCCCGTCGAAGGTGACGATCGAGTTCCCGGGCAGGTAGGAGAACACCAGGTCACCTTCGGGGTTGCACGGGTCGTCCGGGTCGAAGTCGGAGTCGTCGTCCTCGAAGAACCGGAACCGTAGGTTCTGCACCCGGACGCTGGGAGTGTGGATGGTGATGATCGGGACGGTGCCCCACCACAGCGCGATGTCCTGTTTGGGCAGCGTGAACGTGCGCCGGGTGAAACTGGCGGGGAAGTCGAAGCAGGTCGGGTTGATGGTGGGGACTGCGGGTGGTGCGACCAGCAGTTCACAGTCCGGATCCCACAGTGGCCGATACACCACCACCGGGCAGGACGGGTCGGTGGTCTTGTAGCCGGTCGCATCCCACACCGCACCGGGTGGCACCTGGTCGCCCGGGTACGGCACCGGCACGGTCGGGTCCAGGAACCCGACCACGATCGGCTGCGGGTAGGCGTACCGGTTGGGGTCACCGGCGACCACCGTCCACTCCACCGTCCAGGCTGCGCCGCCGGTACTGATCGGCATCTTCGCGGTCACTGTCGGCCCGGTCGTACAGGTCACCTTGTGCATGGACCGCAGGTACTCGGGAAGACATTCGGTGAGATCGAAGGTGGGTGCGGTCTCGACCGACAGCCGGATCTCGGGGTCGCCGCCGTTGACGAGTTGGGCGCCGGTCCGCACCGGGGTCAGGCCGTCGACCTTGGTGGCACCGGGCGCGGCAGGGGTACCACCGTCCACGATGGTTCGGGTGGAGATAGCGGAGCCGGTCGTGTAGTTGAGGTCGACCGCAGGCTCGGACGACAGGTACTCCAAGATCTGGCCGCCGCACAGTCCGCCGCCGTGTCGCCGTGGGTCCAGGCATCCACACTGGTTCAGCACCGTGGTCAACCAGCGCATCCCGTGTTCGACCGCAGCCTCCGAACCGCCCACCAGGACCGCCGAGAACACGATCGTCTTGGTGGCGTGCCGTGGCCGCTGGATGACACCGCCGTCCTTGGTGGACTCCACGATGGTGGCGGTGACCGTGGAGTTCTCGATCCCCGTCACATCCAACGGGTACGCGCCGTAGAAGTCGTAGGAGGCGAGCATGTCGGGGTCGACCCACGGCGTGTCGTCGTCCATCAGCGGCGACGTGTAGGTCTCGTCCAGGATCAGAGGTAGCGCCTGGTTCCGCCACACCGACTTGAACCAGCCCAGCCCGGCGTGCTCGGCGTACGCCTCAGTCCGGGCGACGTTGATGATCTCGATCCCGCCGAACGTGAAGTAACCCGCCCAGGCCATGCTTCCCTCCTTCGGTTCTGTCCACAGAACTAGATGTACGACGCTGCCGCGATCCGGTTGACGACCTGCTGGGCGACCGCGATCGGGTCCTTGGTGGGGGTGATGATCGTGATCGGCCCAGTGGTGACGCCACCGCTACCGGAGGCGGTCATCTTGCCGCGTGCGAACGCCGCGAGTTCCCGCACCGCCGGGTCCACCATGTAGAGCGGACGACTCAGCGGCACCACGGCCTCCGGCCCGGACTCGCCGATCAGCCGGTTCTGTGCCCCCGCGAAGATGCCGCCCGATGCGGTCGCCGGACCCTGACCACCGCCACGGCGCACCGTGTTCACGGTGATCGTGACCGTCTTCGACGACGGCAGGTTGTCGACCTGGGTCTTGATCCCGGTCAGGTCCTGGCTGGCCTGCTGGGTCTGGGCGTCGACCTTGATCTGGGGGTTCAACTTGCCGGTGTCGTCGACCTTCTTCTTCACGTCGTTGTTGTTGGTGTTGAACTTGGTGATGTCCAGCAGGATCGACGGCTGGGCCAGGAACTTGCCGACGAACCCCAACTTCTTCAACGTGTTCGCGATCGCGGTGTCGGCGGGCTTGGTGTTGGCGCCGATCTTCGGCTCGGTCTTCTTCTTCTGCGCCTCATCCAACTTCTTGATCACCCGCTGCACCGCCCGGACCGTGGTGTCCGCACCGGAGGCGGAGATCAGGGTCTTGATCTTCTTGCCGTCCAGCAACTTGTACCGACGGGCGATCTGAGCGACACCCCTGGTGGTGGGCAGGATCCCCACGTCCTCGATCTTGGTCTGGATCTTCTTCGGGATGCCCTTCAACTTGCCGGTCAGTTCCTGGGTGATCCGGCTGTTGTTCTGGATCTCCCTCGCGTCCTTGCGCAGCACCCCGGGCAGTTTCTCTAGTTCCAGACGCTTCGCTTCCAGACCCTTCCGCTGGTTCTCCAACGCGATGAACGCCTCGTTCGGGTCACCGAACCCACCGAGCAGCATCTTCCGGGCGTCGGCGGCGGTCTTCGGACCGAACTGCGCGGACATCGCCTGGTCGATCATCTCCTGCTGCTTCTGCTTCACGTTGTCGATCTGGGTGCCGTACTGCTGGAACACGGGGCGGAGTTTCGCGAAGGCACCGCTCTGACCGAGAAGCGAGTTGACCATCTCCCGGGCGGTCAGCCCGAACTGCTTGCCGATCTCCAACGCTCCCGTGGTCTGCAGTTTGTTCAGGACCGCCGCCCGGGTGGCACCCGTGTACGAGCCGGTCACGTCGTCGAGGGTGCTCTTCAAGTCTTCGAGGTTCGCGATCGCCGCCTGGACTGGACTGAACTCCCGCATCTTCTGGTAGGCGTCCTTCGCCTTGTCCCCGGCGTTCAGGAACCTGTTGCCGAGGCCGAACAGCATCCCGCCCGCGCCGCCGAGCGCCGCACCGAGCGGGCCACCGGCTGCGAACCCGATCGCCGCGCCCCCTGCCGCATCCTCCAAGACGCTCAGGCTGCGATCCGCATGAGAGGCGCCGTCGGCCAGCAGTCCGAGCCCGGCGATGCCGCCTGCGGTGGCAGCCGACGCCTTGAACTTGTCCATCTTGGACGAGGACTCATCCAGTTTGCGACCGAGGAAGGTCAGGTTGTTGGTGGCCGAGAAGGCGTCCCCGGCGAACTTGAACATCCCGCTGCTGGCGATCTTGGTGGCGAACAGTCCACCGGCCACCATCGCCGTGCCGAACGCGAGCGCAGTCAACTGGATCTGCTCGTTCAGTCCACCGAACCATCCGACCAGGAGAGCGACCACCTCGACCAACTTCGCGAAGCCGTTCACCGCGCCGATTGCGAACTGTCGGGTGGTGGGGTCGTCGAGGGCGGCGATCAGGTGGCCGATCTGGACGACCACGTTGCCGATCGCCTCACCCATCTTCTGGGCGTCATCGAAGAAGGTCTTCAAGTCGCGCTTCGACAGGGCATCGGACCAGCCCTGGACCGCCTTGCCCATCTCGGAGAACATGTTGTTCCCGGCGCCCCGGCCCGCGTTGAGGATCTTCGACAGCAGATCCCAGAGCGGGCGGATCAGGTCCAGCAGCGCGCCCGCCGACTCTTGGGCGTTCTTGAAGAACTGGACCGCCTGCGGTGAGACCGACCAGGTGCCGAAGCCCTTGGTCAGTTCGTTGAGACTGTTCAGCAGGGTGTCGACCGGACCGCCCGGCTGGTTCAGGGTGGACAGGATGCCGAGGAAACCCTCGAACGTGTTGCCGAGGATCCGGCCCACCCTCGCCATAGTGCGCGGCAGGGTGGTGGTCATGGTGCCGATGAACTGGCCGAGCCCGGCACCCCGGATCCCGATCGCGAAGTTGCTGAGGAACTTCCCGACCGCGACCCCAGCGGCGGTCGCCAGATGTTCGACCCGCTGGAACAGTTTGATGGTGCCTTCACCCTGAGGTTTCCGGAGCCGGTCGAAGGCGTCGTTCAACCCACCCATGATTCCGGGCAGCGCCAGCGAGCCCAGTTTCTTCAGACCGTCAGTGAACGGCTTCAGGGTCGCCTTCCGCTGTTCCTTCGTCATGGTGGCGAAGGCGAGCGCCACCCCGCCGAGGGCGACCCCGACCGGGCCGAGCAGACCCACCAGGGGGGCGAGGGCGCCGATCAGCCCGAACCCGAGGGCGCTGACCAGGGCGAGTGCGGCACCCGCCGCCAGCAGCAGCGCGGTAGTGAGGGTGCCGACCACTCCTACCAGCGCGATCAAGCCCACGGCGGCGCCACCGACAACGGTCGAGATTCTCCCGGCGACAGCGATGAAGCCACCGACCCCGCCGCCAGCCTGGTCGAAAACCAGGCCGAGTGAGTCACCCATGCCCTTGAACTTGTCGAAGACCCGCTGTGGGACCGACGCCAGATTCCCGACGCCCTCCATGATCGAGCCGATCGCGTTCACGAAGTTGTTGCGGGCGCCCTTGCCGAACATCTTCCCGAGCGTGTCCCCGAAGGTGCCGTACTTCTTGTTGGCCCGGTCGACGTCGTTGCCTTGCCCGCGCAGGGTGCGGCGCAGATCCTCGAAGCCCTTCGCGGTGTCCTTGCTGGTCGCCCCCAGGACTGCCATCTCGTTGGAGACCGATTCGATCCGGGCGTTCAGTTCCCGGAACGACTCCCGGTTCTTGTTGACCCCGTCGCTGAACTTGCCGACGTCGTTCGACAGCGCCCGGTACTGGTTGTCGACCTCCTTCAACTGTTGGGCGTGGATCTTCGCGGACCCCTCCCGCAACTGGTCCATCCGCGCCAACTTGGCGATGTGGAGTTCGTAGTCCTTCTCGTTGTCGGCGTTGCCCTTGGCCCAGATCCGGTTCTGCTCGTCCACGATCTGCTGGGTGGCACGGGCCACGTCGGGCCGGATGTTCTCCAACCGGGCCGCGATCGACTGAAGCGACGCCCCCTTCAGGAAGGACTCGTCGAGGTTCTTGCCGATCATGTCCCCGATGTCGTCGCCGAAGTGCTGTCTCAGTTCCTCCCGGAAACCGTGGGTGAAGTGCTCGGCGTACTGCTCGCCGACCGCATCCAACCGGCCAGCACCCTTCCGGATCCGGTCGAAGAAGTTGTCGTCGTCTTCGAGGCCCTTCTTTCTCTCGGCTTCGTAGCCGTCCATCCATGCTTGACCAGCACGCTGGCCCTCATGCTCGAACATCTGTTCGTGCTCGCGGAGTTGCCGCTTGACGTCCTGGTCGAACCCGGAGCCGTCGGCGAGGATCCGGACGTAGGCCCGCCCGATGGTCTCGCCTCTGATCGGCACCGATCAGCCTCCCGTCACCCGCTTGTGCGCCTGCATCGCCGCCATGAACGCGGCCCCCTCAGCCTCGACCATGCTGTCCGTCGCCTTCTTCTGTCCCGGCAACGGGCTGTGCAACTCCTCCTCCCACCTCTCGCGGGTCTCCTGGTCCATCCGCATCACGCACCAGGCGTAGACACAGTTCAGGAATCGACGGGGACCAACTCCGAGGAGGTCGACCTGGATGTAGTGCGACTCGATTTCCGCCCACCGCTCGTCTGCGATCGCGTAGAGGCGGAGGACGGCTGGGTAGGGCGCCCGGACCACTCCTCGATCATCCACTCGATGACTTCCTGGATCTGTTCCAGTTGCAGTTGGTCGTCGCGGGACAACAGCCGGTTCACCACGTAGTTGTAGGAGTCGTCGTCCAGGGTGTAGACGAAGAAGTCGATCACCCCGGCGATCTTGGTGGACTCGGTGGTGTGCCGTCCGAGAGCGGCCATGAGCATGGCGATCTGACCGTCGGTGGGGCGGTACGCCTTCACCACCTGGCCGTCGATCTTGAACTCCATCGGTGCTTCCGGATCCTCGACGGCGTCACGGATCGCGGTGCTGAACTCCTTCACGCTTCCTCCTCATGTGGTTGCTGCTCCCGAGCGTAGGAACCCGCTGCGCTGGAAGTAACTCCCCCGCCGATCGACTAGGGCGGTTCTGTGGACAGAACTCAGGTACCGGTCTCGGGTGGCAGACCCGCCAGCCGGGGCAGCGCCGAGTGCAGACGGCGGGTCGCGTAGTAGGCGTCGGACAGGAACGGGTTCTTCCGTTGGCCGTGCACCCGGAGTGCGAACCCGTCCGGCAACTTCATGTACCAGCGGTCCCGGGAACCCTTCTCGAACCTGACCCGGCTGAGCAGCACCCGGCGCATGATCAGGTCGATCTCACGCTTGTTCTGCCAGCCGACCGTGGAGTAGATGTACCGGTATCCCTGGTAGGCGGTGCCCTGCAACACGAACTCGGTGTAGTCCTTCTTGATCCCGCCCCGGGCGTCCCGGAAGACCGGCCCGGCAGTCAACTCGATGGACAGGATCTCGGGGGCCTCGATGGTCACCCCGGACCTGATGCTGGCTGCCAACTTCCCGGACCCCACATGCCCACGCCGGGACATGGACCGGTTGGGTGGGGCGAACCCGACGGCTGCGGTCTTCATCTCGTCGGCCACCCGGGTGCACCACTGGTGCACGTCACCGCCGGGGATGAACAGCCGGGACCCGTCGATCAGGATCGGTCCGAGGACGCCGACAGGCATCTCACACCGCCCCGATGCTGACGAAGAACGAGCCGCCGATGATCCCACCTTCGGGTCCGATCGGCTGGTACTGACCCAGGATCACGTCCTTGGGCGGGATCGCTTCGCAGCAGTTCAGGGCCTTCACCATCAACATCGCATCCCGGATCGCCAGGTCGGTGGAGGCCAACAGTTCCTCCGGTGGCGGCGGGTTGCCCTGCTCGTCACCAACCGACATGCAGCGGATGATCCCCATCTCCACATCCACCCCCAGTCCGTGCAGACAGTTGCCGGGTTCGGTGACGATCACCCCGATCGCGTCGGCGGGGTACACCGAGATCAGCCGCACCCAGGCGGCACCGCACACGTCCTCACAGTCGCCGGTGTACTCGACGGGGATCGCGTTGCCGGGGATCAGTCCACAGAAGCAGACATCGGGCACCTCGTTGGCTGGGTCTTTCAGTTCTGCGCACAGGCAGGAGGCGAGCGCCGCGACGCGCCCGAAGACAAGATCGGACTGGTAGGTCACCGGATCACACGGGGACTGTGGATGTCGGGGGACCAGACACGCGGTGGCTGTCGGACATGGTTCGGGTTCCAGATCGCGATGTAGGCGTCGACCTCCCTGATTCCGGTGAAGCCTTCCGGGAACGACCCTGCTACCACCTCGAACGACACCCCCTGCCGGGTCACCGAAGTGACGGTGGCAGGGAACCGGCACTTGCTGTTGCCGGTGCAGGCGCGGGCGAACTCCATCGCCAGCACCCCGCCCGCGTAGGCGCCGAGCGCATCCACCGGCCACGAGTTCAGGTAGGTGACGGAGAAGGTGTTGGGCTGGTCGTCGGCGGCAGCCAGGTCCTGGCAGACCGGCCATGGACAGTCACCGGTCTGGTCGCCGACCCACACCAGCCGGTTCCCGTCGACCCGGTACTGGTCGGCCACCACGATCCCGCCGTTCAACTTCACCGTGTAGATCTCGCCGACCGGGGCGGGCAGGGTCACCTCGCACAGCGCCTCACAGGAGCAGTCGCCGGAGCAGCCACACGAGTTCACCCAGTAGCCACCGGCGGAGATGTGCGGATGGAACGCACCGCCGGTGTTCCAGTAGGCGGGCAGCACCATCGTGTTCGCGCAGGTCGCCTTGCAGGGTCGGACCGTGATCGGGCAGCCACCGACCCGGTAGCCGGTCAACCGGCGCAGCGTCTCCGAGGCCAGCAGGATCGCCCGGTCCTGGACCGCCGGGTCGAGGGCATCCCATTCGGCGGTGAAACAGGCCGAGTCCACCGGCCAGGGGCAACCGGTCTCGGGAGGAGTGACGGTCATGGGCTTCACCTTCTCACGAGGAAACCCCTCGCCCCGGAGGACAAGGGGCTTCCCTTGGTTCTGTGCACAGAACTCGGTTTACGGGGCCGCTCCGACCCCCCACGCGGTGCCGTCCCAGTGGGCCAGCGAACCGTCCCGGAGGACGATGTGCTGACCCGGCGTCCAGGCCGTGGTGGGGCTGGCGGTGAGGCCGGTGATCGAGGCGAAGTCCTCAGGACCGTAGGAGTTGTCCGGGGTGTAGGTGCCGGGGGTACCGGCGTCGGCACCGGTCGCCGGAGTGCCGACCGCTGTCGGACCGCAGGCCGCATCGGGTGGCCCGACCGTGACCAGTTCCATGTCCAGGTGGTCGCTCGGGTCGATCGGAGTCAGCAACGGGGACGGAACGTTGGTGTCGTCGCGGGTCACGTCATAGGGGCCGACCCCCCAGGCCGAGCCGTCCTTCGACTTCGCTCCGGTGAGAGTGAAGTTGACGACGTCGTTGGCGATGGTGAAGTCACCGATGATGCCGCCCTTCACGAACGGGACCAGGAAGTAGCCGAACGAGCCTTCCTGGCCGGGCTCGCAGATCGCTGCCGGAACGTTGGACCAGACCTCCAACGCGAACCCGGAGTCACAGGCGTCGACAGCGGTGTTCATCCGGAACCCGACCGCTGCACCGGCGCCGTTCTCCACGATCGGCTGCCCGGTCATGATGTCGATCAACGACGGGTCGACGCCGCAGAACTCGACCGCGATGTCGTAGCCGGTGAAGGTGGGGCAGGGTTCGTCGGAGATACAGACCTTCCCTGCCGCGTTGGTGACACTGATCGCGGTGCCCTCATCGGTCTGCGCGGTCAGCGCTACCGAGATGAACCCCTCGGAGACGACCGAGGAGTCCGGTCCGAGGACCACCGCACCACATCCGTCGAGCCTGGTCACTCGCATGGCCCGGCCACGGACCAGTGAGAAACAGGTGCTGCTATCCGCCATGACCTACTCCTTCTTCTTGGCGGCGGTCTTCTTTGCCGCCTTCGGAGGGAACGCCTTCTTGTGGACCTCGTCCGGGACCAGGAACCCGCCCTCCACGGTTCCCACCACGCTCTGACCGACACCCAGTTCCTCGGCTGCAGCCAGCAGCAGCGTCGCCGTCTCGGAGGGGTTGTCACCGAACGGGACTTCTACCAGATCGCTCATCAGTACACCTGCACCTTCACCTTGCCGATGAGACAGTCGATCCCGGCCACGTACAGCCGCTCGTACAGGACCGAGATGTCGTTGGTGGTCCGGTCGATCTGGCTCTCCAACGTCACCGGGCTGCGGGCCAGCATGACCGCGCCGGTCACGAACGCCCACTGGTTCTGGTCCAACTTCCCGGCGGTCTTCGTCTCGTAGCCGATCGACGCCACCACCGGGGTGCCGAGCAGGGTCGTCATCTTGCCGTTGTTGACTTCGATCGCCCGGCTGGCAGCCAACTGGCTGACCATGCCGGGGCCGAGGTGGATGATCGGCTGCCCGGCGTACCGCCCGTAGCCGTAGGACTCCAACAGCCCGAGTGCGATCACCGGGCTCACCCCGGTGGTGGCCGGGGTCAGGTCGACGGCGGTGTCGAACAGGGCGTCGTGCAGTCCGGTCGACACGCCTTCCGGTTCGACCGCGTTGAACGCGGCCCGGAGTGCCGGGTCGTCACCGGAGAACCCGAACGGCTTGCAGGTGACGCCGCCCTGGATCACGAACATCGCACCGTCGGTCGAGGACGGCGAGTCGAACCGTTTCGTCAGGCCCTTGAACCCGGCGCAGGCGATCTCGTCGACGTCGATGCCGATGCAGTTGTAGGACCACACCAGGCTGACCGGGTCCAGGAACGAGACGTCTTCACGGATGGTGGCGTAGTCGAGGATGCTGCCGTGCGGAGTCCGCGACGGTGGCGAGAACGGAACCCCGGTCTGCTGGACCACTCCGACCGTCATGCGCCTCTCCTCTCTGTGGATGGGGAGCGGAGGCGCTCCGCCCCCACCTCACGTCAAGGGGTCAGCAGGCGAGCGTGTGTGGGCCGGTGGCGCCAGCGTTGCAGATCGGCACCGTGACCAACTGGGCCTCGTAGCACATCTTGGCGACCAGGATGCCCTGCTCGAAGAACAGCGCGGTGTAGATGTTGGTCGCCAGTGAGGCGGCGTCGTAGACGGCGTTCAGGTTGATCACGTCGGAGGTGCCCTTGATGAAGGTGCCCGCCGGGTAGATCAGCGCCTGCACGTTCGCCGGGTAGGCGATCGCGGGTGCGGTGCCAGCCGGGAACGTGGCGTCCTGCCAGTCGTAGACGAACGACGGCTGCAGGTAGCGCGCCGAGAACAGGCCCTCGACCGTCTCCTGTCCGGCGTAGGACCGGTTGTCGAGGTCGTTCTGCATGGCGGTCTTGGCGAACCAGGGCAGCACCACCTCCATCGACGCCGTCATCGACAGCCGGTACTTGGACCGGATCCCGTCCGCGATCAGGCTGAGCGCGTCGACCAGGTCGGCGGCAGTCGAGCCGTGCGGGGTGATCGTCTTCGCGGTGCCCGCTGCGGCCACCATCGCGGCGATCACCTTGGCGTTCATCTTGTGCTGGTGGGCGACCATCGAGCCGGACAGCCACCGCTGCACCAACTCCGGGTAGGCGGCGTTGGTGAGGATCGGGGCCTTGATGCACAGGCCGCAGGCGTCGAGCCGGACCTCCACGAACGACGGGCACGGCACCTCGAAGCAGGTCTTCGCGGTGCCCGCGATCGCCTGCGCCTCGGTCTGGCAGAAGCCCACGTTGGAGTAGATGGTGGAGAAGTCGGGACCGGAGGTGTACTTGATGCCGCCTCGGGCCACGTTCACCTCGGGCACCGACAGGATGCCTTCGGCGGTCTCACCGGCACACAGGTCGTACAGCGTCTCCGACGGGGCACACCAACCACCGGAGGCGACCAGCGACTTGCCGGGGAGCCGGGACTCCTGGGAGGCGTAGGTGAGCACCTCCATGTCGTCGGAGTGCCGGTCGATGGTGAGGTTCTCGGGGAAGTCGAGTCGGAACGAGGCGACCCCGTAGTGCTGCAGGTTCTCGTGACTGCCGTCACCGGTGGGGGAGCCGAAGCCACGCATCCGGTTCACCAGGGCGGTAGCCACGGTGTCCAGACCGTTCAGGCGGGACCCGGTCGCGAAGTCCGGCACGTCGGCAGCAGCGGTGATCGCGACCGGGGGTAGGGCGGGGCGAGCCGGACGGCGGGTCCGGGAGGCCAGGGTGGTGACGGTGGCACGGGCGGCGGGTACAGCCGTCTCGACTGATGCCTCCGCTTCGGGAGCAGCCTCTTCATCGGCCTCCTCACCAGCATCCTCCTCGGGGTCCTCTTCGTCCTCGTCCTCTTCGACGGGCTCGGTGGAGAAACGCTCACGGAGCGCGGCGGCACGGTTGCGACGGTCCTCCTCGGCGGCGACCTGCGCCTCCTGGTGGTCGGCGATCGCTTCCAGGTGCTCGGCGAGACCTTCCGCCTCGGTGATCTGCTCGATCGTCGGGTTGTCGATCGCGACGAGAGCGTCGAACGCGGTGCGGACCTCGGCTGCATACGCGACCAGGGCGGCGTCATCGAGGCTGGTGAAGTTCTGGTTCAGGTCCACGGGTGGCTCCTTGGTTCGGTACGTGGGTTGCGTCTCTGCGCGTCACAGCGTCATCCCGGCACCAAGGCCGTGCGAACTTCCTGAAAGGTGACCCTACACGCGCCAGACCCCCCTGGGAACGGTCTACCCTGAGCGCATGAGTGAGGGACCTGTCGTCAACTACACCGCCGATGCTGTCTCCGGGTTCGGAGATCCGCTTCCCGGTGGGACGCCGGTAGTTCCCGATCTGAACCCCGAGCCGCCTCCCGAGCCGGAGCCGGAACCCGCCCCCGAGGAGTAGCCATGAGTCGCGACGCCTTCCAGTGGATCGTGGTCATCGAACTGCTGCTGATCCTGATCGTGCTGGTCGCCGCCCGGGTCCGCCCGTGACGAACCCGGTTCCGAGCGCTTCGATCGGAACCCCGTACGGGAGGCGCGGGTCGTACTGGTCGTGCAACGAGGACGCCCAGGGCAACGGCATCCATACCGGCGTCGACTATCCGGCATCGACCGGGACCACGGTGGTCGCGGCCCGGGGTGGCACCGCGCACTACTGCAACCACGGGTCCGCGTTCGGGTACCACCAGTTGGAGATCACCCCCGGTGACGGGACCCGGGACTTCTACGCCCACATGACCACCCGGACCGTCGCGGACGGCGCGAAGGTGGACACTGGGCAGCAGGTCGGGAAGGTCGGGGCCGAAGGCAACGTGACCGGACCGCACCTGCACTTCGAGCGGCACAAGGTCGCCTCGGGTGGCTGGTCCTGTTCGATCATCACCGACCCGCAGCCCTCGATCGACTACCAGTCCACGCCGCCAGAGCCGCCAGAGCCGGAGGAACCGATGCCGAAGTACAGCCGCACCCGACTGACCAAGCCGTTGAACCCCGGCAAGGACACCTGGAAGACCCTCAACTGGGACACCATCACCTCCGGCGACGCCGCGAAGAAGGACGCCGGGTATCTGACGTTCGGGCCGTCGGTGTTCACCGCCACTTTGACCGCGAAGGTGACGGCGTCGGGTCCGCCGATCGCGACCCGCTGGTTGGAGAAGGAGCAGCAGGGCGACAAGTGGGTCGACGCCGAGACGTATCCGCCGATGGAGCACGTCACCACGTCGGGCGACACGTTCATCAACGACACCCGCACCCAGTCGCTGGCGAAGGGCAGGCGGCTGGTGGCGCAGATCAAACTCGGGGACGGGGGTACGGTGCAGAGCGCGGAGTTGAACGTGCTCTACTTTTAGCACCGAGCCTCGGGTGGTGACCGCGAACATGGACTTCTACTCGGGGTCGAACGAGAAGTACCTGAACCATCTGATCGACGGTGGCGCGGAGATCCTGCTGTTGCAGGAGGTGAAGGACGTCAAGGTCGCCGACCTGCTGCCGTCCGGGTGGAAGGGCTACCAGGACACCTCGTCGGAGGCGAAGGCGAACTCGGCGATCGCGGTCGACACCGCCGTGGTGAGCGTCGACAAGTTCTGGCTGGTCAAGGGCTGCAACCCGCCACCTGAGGGCGGGATGATGACCCGCTGGCTGGCGTGCGCCCAGGTCCGGTACGAGGAGGGCGGCGTGTTCACACCGATCTCCGGGCACGCCCCGCCGCCCCGGTACTCGGAGATCCAGCCCGAGTTCAACGCGAATCTGAAGAAGGTCGTCGACTCCAACCCGGACCCGGTGGTCGGGGCGGACGCGAACCAGGACATCGACAAGTTCGCGAAGGCGATCGGGACGGGGATGAAGGCGTACGGCAAGCAGTCCGGCATCTGCCTGGTCGCGAAGTCCCCGATCACCGACGTGGTGCAGGACCACTGGGCCGAGCAGAACAACGCATCCGACCACCCGGCGGTCTACGGCACCAAGGGGTAGCCGTGTCTGAGACGCCGGAAGACTGGGGGCCGATCCGGCGGCGGTCGACCACGGACCTGTTGATCCTGATGATCGCCGGAACCATCTGCTTCGGGGTGCTCGCGGCGGGCGCCACGATCGCGACCATCGAGATCAAGAACCCGGGCGCCGACACGTCGACCGCCTACAAGTCGGTGCAGGATGTGATCAACACCCTGATCGGACTGTTGGCCGGGTTCCTGGCCGGACGTACCGAGTCGGCCCGACAGACCGCCGTCCGGGAGCGTCGGATCGAACGTGAGGAAGCCCGGCACGAGGAGGAGGAGTGAGCCTCTACGACCACCCGCTGCTCGGTTTCGGTCTGGCCGGGGTGTTGACGTTGGCAGCGTTGGCGGGGATACCGGGTGGCACTTCTGCGTCGGAGGCGGGAACGCTCGACACGACACCACCGGTGGGTTCTGTGGACAGAACCGGTCCGCCAGGTCCTCCGGGACCACCGGGTCCGCAGGGGCCAGCCGGACCCCAGGGGCAACCTGGGCCGAAAGGACCTACCGGGGTCTCAGGATCGGATGGTACAAACGGTCTGCCAGGCCAGCAGGGACCGTCGGGGGTTCAGGGTCCTGCTGGTAGGCGGGGGGAATCTGGTAGTCCCGGGCGCACCGGTCGCGACGGTGCGCCCGGGAAACCTGGGGCACGGGGGAAGCCTGGACGACAGGGTGTACCGGGTGCCCCCGGCCCGGTGGGGAGACGCGGACCACGGGGTCCGCAGGGCGCGGTGGGACCGCCCGGACCCGCTCAACCACCGGGGGCCTGTGCGCCGGGGTTCACGTTCACCGTGGTCGCCGTGCACCAGCGGGCACCGGTCGACCGGGACCTGGTCATCGAGGTGTGCGTGCAGGGCGGCCAGTGACTAGGTTCACCACCATGAGCACCCTCGCACCCAGCCCCGGGACCGTGGTCCCGAACATCAGTCCAGGAGCCGTCTCCGGAGGGTGGGCCGTCACCCTCCGGCCACCGGGGAACCTGGCCCAACTCCAAGCCTGGCAGCCCCCGATCACCGGGCTCCCGGCCACCGCCTGGGGAGTCGGCACCAAGGTCACCCTCGGTGACGCCACCGATGCCCACTGGACGGGTTCGGCTTGGGCGGTCGGTCCCGGCTAGGGCGCCTTGATGATCTTGTAGATCATCGGTGCCGCCTGCGCCTGCGATGCCCCATAGGCCCAGGTGAACATGAACACGTCGCCTTGGTCGATGTCACTGGCCTCGATCGAGGAGTTCGCCAAGCCCGCCGACACAATGAACGCGCCACCAGCGGACAGGTAGCCGAACCGGGGTGCGTTGATACAGGACCCGCCGATCGCGAAGTCCGACGGCACCCACGGCGACTTGACCGTGGTGATCGACTGGTCGGCGTGACCGGGTGCGGCCAACGGGATATCTGCACCGGTCCGGGTGGTCTGGATGTAGAGGGTGATGTTGCCCTGGACTCGCCGTGCCCGTGCCGAGTCGATCCGCCACCCGGCCTGGGTGCCGGTCACGATGTTGGCGACCACCGACTCGTCGGCATCCTCGGGGACCGGGTGGATGAACGGCACGGTGCCTGCGGTGGCGCCGTACCGGGTGCCGAGGGTTCCGGCCATGTCGGCGTGCACGGAACCGTCACACAGGTACCAGCCTGCGGGTGCGGTCGGGCTGGACCAGTCGGCGATGGTGCCAGCCAGGATCGCGGTAGCGGGGGCACCAGTGATGGTGACGGTGGCGACCCCGGCTCCGGCTGCGACTGAGACTCCGGCGCCGACGAAGTTGATGACGTCCGCGTCGCTCTGCAGCACCGCACCTTCGTCGTAGACGTCGACCTTCAACGCGGACACGGCGGCAGGGGCCAGGTCCGCGAGCGCGATCGAACCGTCCTGGATCTGGGCGGACCCGATCCCACCCGACAACTTCGCGGGAGTCACCTGGCCGTCACCGATCTTGGCGGTGGTGACGTTGAGGTCCGCGATCTTGGCGGTGGTGACACCTAGGTTGGCGAGTTCGGCAGTCCCGACGGACAGGTCGGTGATCTGCGGGGCACCGACCGTGTTCAGACCCAGGGTGGGGTTCGGGTAGTTCCCGGCCAGCGAACCGCCCGCCGGGCCACTGGGTCCCAGCGAGAGCAGTTGCCAGGAGTAGCCGAGCGAGTTCCAGTGGGTGGTGCCGTCCCCGTACTTGCCCTTGTGGGTGTCGGTCTCGACCCCCGGCTCACCGGCGGCAAGGATCGGGTTGGCGCTGATCCATTGTGCGGCGGTGCCGCGTCGGACCTGGATCTGTGCTTCCACCACTCACCCCTGGTTCTGTGGACAGAACTACTTCGCCTGCACCGTGATGTTGCCGCCGCCGTTACGGATCTGTGCGGCCCTGGCCTCCACCTCGGTGTTGTAGACCTTGTGCTCCCCCTTCGGGGACGTGTAGAGGAACTGCTGTTTGGCGTTCTTACCTCCGCAGTTGCACATCGCTACTCTCCGGTGTCCATCGGTTCCCCGAAGTCTTCGGGACCGTTGTCGGCGACGGTGCCCATCACCGCGTCGTCACCAGCGTTGGTGTCGACGAACTTGCTGGGGTCGGGGTACTCGGCCACCGGTCCCTGGTCGTCTTCCTTCTTCTTCACCATTACTTCACTCCTATCACTCGGTCGGCTAGTGCCCGCATCCGGGCGCGGCGTGCGTCTCGTTCATCCAACCGGGCCAGGATCGCATCGGCCAGGTCCCCGACCGGATCACTGGCCTGGGGTTTGGCGACGACACCGGCGGCTACCAGCGCGACCTGGACGCCGTCGTGGACTCGGGCCACGGGCAGTCCTGCCACGTTCACCGCCAGCGCCGCCACCATCTCCTGACGTCCGGCGACCTCGCGCCAGTCACCCGAAACGTCGGAGCCTCGGAGGGCGACCACCTGTTCGTCGGTGGTGCCGGGACGGATCCAGCCTGCACACCAGATCCCCCACTCATCCTCCCCGACGCTGACGTCGGCGACGGCGGTGGAGGTGGAGTCGTAGTGGTTGACCGCACCCCGGACCCCCAACTGGCGGTCGGCGTGACCGGCACCGAGGCTGATCACCCCGGTGCGGGCCACGGTGCCGTCATCCAGGAGCACCGACTTGGAGGCGTAGTAGGCGTAGTCCGACTCGCTGTGTGGGGCGGTGACGCAGACGCCCGGGTAGCCGATGTGGCAGGTCGTCCATTCGGCGATGTGGCCGAAGACCCGACCGTCGTCGGTGACGGTCAGGTGGGTGGGTCCGATCAGTTCGGGGTTGCTGAACCAGGCGGCGGGTGCCTTCGGTCCACCGGCGGCGACCAGGGACAGGGCGGGCGCCGGGTCACCGAGCCGCTGCTCGGTGGGCGCGTGGCCGGGCCAGAACCCAAGCGCGTCGTGGTGCCATTGGGCGCAGATCTGGTTGAGGAACCGGATCTTGTCCGGGGAGTTCTCGCCGATCTCCTCACCGACCTCGACCCGACACCGGTTGAAGTCGCCGGGAACCCCCCAGCCGATCTTCTCGTAGCCGGGCTCGCCGGGCACCGTCCAGTAGTCGTGGATCCGCTTGGTGTCCTCGGGGTTGGTGATCCAGCCGGGACCGCGACCGAACTCGGCTGCATCGAGGTCCGCCTTCAAGGCGTCGGGCGGCTCCTCACCGATCTGGGAGTAGGCGCCGCGCAGCGCTCGTGCAGCGGACGCCTTGGCCTCGGGCGGCGCTTTGACCTGGTTGAACCGGGCGGCAGCCGCGTGCACGCCGTTCCGGTTCAGCGCCCCGGAGGGTTCCTTGATCGGGAGCCCGTTGTCGGACTTGGCCCGGCTGGATCCGTTCTTGTGCAGCACGCAGGCCGCATACCACTGGTCGTCGGTGTAGTCGGCTTGGGTGAAGTTCGACCACGGCTTGTCGGAGACGAACTCGTCGATCGCCTCGGTCATCGCCTGCACGATCGCGGCGGCGGTGGCGTCGTCGGCAGCCTTCGGGTCGTAGCAGTCGCCGTCCGGGTCGGTGGGGTCGCAGTCGTCGGTGGGCGGCATGAAGTCAGAGGGGGCGTTGCCCAGCGACACCCAGGCTTCGGCGAACGCGGGGATGGACACGATCGAGGCGGACGCGATCCGGGCGGAGGTGAAGGTGACCTTCCCGGTGGCCTCATCGAACTCGAACTCGGCGTCGTCGGCGTCCACGGAGACCCCGAACCTGCCGAACTCGGCGATCATCCCGACCACCTCGTCGGCTTCGGCGGACGCCAGGAACTCTCCGATCGCCCGCATCTCACCGTCGACTCGTTCGACCTGGTCGATCCGGGCCACCACCACGGAGCCGTCGTGGCCGTCGCTGGACGCCTTCTGCCAGGTCAACGGGAGCGGCAGGTCCCGAGTGGAGAGGGCGTTCTCCGCGAACCGGCGTCCGTCGCCGGACCACTTCCCTTCCGGGGCGAGGACTCCGTGCCAGGGCACGGTGGCCGCGATCTCGGGGGGCATCTCCGTCTCGACAGCGGTGTCGGTCATGGTGACTCCTTCTCGGGTTCTGTCCACAGAACTCTGTTCGGATGCCAGCACCGGGGCAAGGGTGCAGCGGCAGTTGATCCAGATGGACGGGTCGCCGACGGGTTGGCCCGGGTACAACAGTTTCTCGCCGCCCACGTCGAACCGTTCCCCGGCGGGGCGCTGTTGGCCGGTGGCGTCCCGGTGGGTGGGGCGCACCTTGTCGTCGTGCATGGTGACCCACTCCAACAACAAGAACTCGGTGTCGTCGTCGGCAGCCTGGACGGTGGCGGCGTTGGTGGCGGTGACCGCGAGCAGGGTCGCCAGGGTGGTGGGGTCGGTGGCCGGGTTGGAGCGGAGCAGGGTGGTCCGGACCGCGAGCCGGTACCTGCCGGGGAGCGGGGTCTTGTCGCCGCCTGCGTCCTTGTAGGTCTCGGTGTAGATCGAGACTGCTGCCTCGATCAGTTCGGCCCGGGTGGTGGGGTTGGGGATCTTCAACCAGCGTTCCACGAACGGTTCCAGGGTGGCGATCGCGTCGTCCTGGGCCTTGCGGCGGTTGGCCGCGAACTCGGTGACGCTGAACAGGATCATGCCGGGACCTGTTCGCTCAACCGGAGCCAGTTGATCAGGCGTTCACGTTTGTGGGGGGACTGCTCGGCGAGCAGCGACTGGCAGTAGGAGTCGAGGATCGGGATCACCTTCTCGGCGTCCGCGATCCCATCCAACACCTGCGGGGCACACGACCAGGCGTCCTCCAACATCTTCGCGGCGGTGCCGTTGGCTTTCACGTACAGGTGGGTTTCGTAGGCGGGCACCTTGGGGGGCCGGGTGACGTTGACCCGGAGCCGGTTCCCGGCCCGTTCGAGAGCCCGGAAGACGAGGGCTTCGCAGGCCGCCACCAGGGCCGCCGCCTCTGGTTCGGTTCTGGTGGGGTGGTCTTCGATCGACGGTGGCGGCTGGGCTTCGCGGGTGGGTCCTTGGAGGGCGGGGGTGACACCCAGGTCGACGCCGAGGGCTTTCATCGCGGCCTCGACCTGTTCGGGGGTGGAGGACCCGGAGGCCACCTTCAACAGCAGCCAGTTCCGGAACTCTTCGGGGGAGGGGGCGTCGTCTTCGGGGAACCCGTTCTCGCGGCGGCAGGCGTCGCCGGAGATCAGGCCCCGGTCATACAACTCGAAGGCTTCCTTGGAGCGGTCGGGCCGGAGCCGGAGGGCGGCGGTGTCGTAGGTGATGATCCAGGTGTCGTCGTCGTTGAGGGCGGGCACCAGGTAGGCGACGGTGAGGGCTTGGACGATGACGTCGAGCATCGGCTCGACGTGCATCTTGATGGTGGCTTCCTCGATCTGCCAGGCGCCCCAGTGGGAGATCCCGGTCGAGGAGCCGCCGCCGCTGCCCCGGTTGGAGCCGATCCCGAGGATCTGTTCGGGGGGCAGGTCCATGCCGAGCGCGAACCGGCGGATCGCCTCGTTGCGCAGTTGCAGGGACTGGGCGTCCAGTTCGGACCAGAAGGTGAGCAGCCGGGCCTTGTCGATCGCGTCGTCGGGGGCGGTGACCACGATCGGGACCACGGCGGAGGGGGAGCCGGGGTCTTCGATGGGCTTCAACATGGCGTCGGCCAGGGCCAGCATGAACGACTCGGCGTCGTTGCTGGTGGCGACCTCGGCACCGTCTTGGGCCGGTGGCGGGGGGAAGGTCATCGACTGCGGCATCATCAGCACGCCGGACCCGGCGAGCCGGGAGGTGATCTGGGCGAAGACGTGCCGGGTCAGCCATTCGATCTCGGACAGGATCGGGAGCAGCGAATGGAACGGGGAGTCGGCGTCGATCTGTCGGGCCGGGGACGGGAGCCAGATCCGGATCACCACGTCGGAGTCTTGGAGGGTGATCGCGCTGCGTCCGTCGCCGTAGTTGATGGTCCAGGTGGTGCCTTGGACGACCATCTCGATACAGGACACCACCTCCCAGGTTTCGGTGTCGCCGAACCCGACCAGGTAGCACTCGCCTGCGATGGTCAGGTGCATCCCGATCGAGTTCAGGGCCTGGGTCTGGCCTTGTTCGCCGCCGAACAGGGCGGCGAGGGCGTCGACGGCGGGACCGGTGGTGGCTTCACGGAGGACGCCGTCCACGTACTGGCTGACTCCGAGCAGGGCACGGGAGACGGCGTTGCCGAAGAACTTGGCGGCGAACCGGGCTTCACCGCAGATCCCGTACTGCCGGTAGCACTCGGCCTGCCAGTCTTGGCGAGGCCGGTAGATCCGTTCCATCTTGCCGGGATACCGGGTTGCGGAGGCAACCAAGGCGGTCGAGACGACCTGCGGATCGGGACGGCGTCGAGGCATCGGTTCGCTCTCGGGAGGGTGTCTTGTCCGCGAGTGTCCCACAACAGGGGAGTCTGTTGGCTAGACCCTGATCTAGACGCCCCGTGTCACGTAGACGATCAGGACCCAGGCGACCAGCCAGGCGAGGGTGACACCGACGAACACGCCGACCGAGAACCGCTTCACTCCGGCTGATCGTAGGCGACGATGATCGCGGCCAGGTAACTGGCTGCCCACCAGCCGTTGATCACCCACCAGGCGGTGTTGAGGTCGCTCAACCAGACCCAGACCCCCATCCCCAGAACTAGGTATGGGGCGATGCAGAACTGGCAGGTGAACAACTTGCCCCACCGGTCACCGAGCCGGGCGATCGCACGTTCCCGGAACCATTCGGCGGGTGGGAACTCGTCCCAGACCAGGAGGCGGGCGGTGCGGGCGACCGAGAAGACGCCGACGAGGGAGGCCGCGATCCAGACGAACTCGGAATGATGCATGGGTTCTGTCCACAGAACCTTTCTTGCTAGGAGACGACCCGGAGTCTGCGTTGCAGGGTGGTGGGGTCGGCGATCTGGGCGGGCATGATCTGTTTCGCGAGTTCGGTGGCGGCGTGGACGAGGGCGTCGACCCGGTTCGGGGAGACGCCTTCGCCGGGCACCCAGGTGGTCAACTCGTCTTCCAGTTCGGCCAGGTCGCCCTGTTTCCCAACGTGGTAGACCCGCTGCTTCTCATAGAGGGCGACGATCGGTTCGGCCCGGATCTGCTTGCCGCGCCGGGAGGTGACCGGGATGATCCGGGCGCCGGAGTAGCCCGCGTTCTGCAGCACGAACTTCACCATGTCGGCGCCGAAGTTCTTCTCTGGGACGATCGCGTCGGCGGCGTAGGTTTCGTAGGCGTAGTTGGCGCGTCGGCCCCAGGTTTCGGGGGAGAACTTGCCGGTGTCGTCGGCGAGCACGTACAGGCAGCGGTCGGCTCCGATCCCGATGGTGATGATCCCGGTCTCATCGGACTTGGGGTTCGCGGTTCCGGCGGGGTCGACGCCGACCACGATCCGGAGCAGGTCGGGGGCCTGTGGCACCCACCGGATCATGTCCCAGTTCCAGAGCGCGCCTTCGACGTCTTCGAGGATCTCGCCGTGCAGTTCCTGGCGTCCCAGCCGGGTGCCTTCGTAGCGTTCCAGGACGGTGGCCCGGAAGGTGTCGGCGAGGTTGTCGAGGTTCTCATAGGTGGAGACCCGGTGCACCACGGTCAACGGGTCCTTGATGATCTCCTTCATCCACTTGATCGGCTTGGGGGTGGAGGTGAGGATCGCCTTCGGGTGGTCGCCGAGCCGCAGCCCGAGCAGGGCGTTGGTCCAGACTTCGTCGACCAGCGGCCAGTGAGCGGGTTCGTCGCCCCAGATGAACCCTTCCTGGGGTCCGCGTAGCCGGTCGGGTTCTTCGGCGGAGAACCCTTGGCCGATGCAGCCGTTGGGCCAGGTGAGTTTCTTCTTGCTGGGTTCCCAGAGGGGGCGCTGGCCGGGGGGACTGGTGGCGAGGATCCCGGAGACCCCTTCGACCATGGTGTCGCGGAGGTCGGGACCGGTGGCCGCGATCAGCGCGATCCGGGAGGTCTTCCTGGTGACCTGGTGGGTGACTTCGGACCCGGTCCGGGTCTTCCCGGAGCCGCGTCCGCCGGACAGCAGCAGAACCAGCCAGTTCTGCAGCCAGGGTGGGGGTCGTTGGTCGGCGCGGGCATGGTTCCAGGTCCAGTCGCCGTCGCCGGTGAAGACGGGGCCGTGGGGTTTGCCGTCGCAGAGCGGGTTGGCGCAGAAGAACTCCCGCCAGGTGGACTTGGAGTGGGTTTCGAGGAGTTCTATCGCCTTGCGCTGGACGTCGGGGTTCCAGTTCCGCCAGGCGGCGAGGAGTTCAGCGTCTGACAGGTGACCCGGTGGCGGTTCAGGCATGGGGTGCACCACCAGCCGCCGTGCAGTTTGGTCGCGAAGACGCCGACGACCAGCCAGGTGCCGCAGCCGCCCGCGCACTTCTGGGTCCAACGCACTTTCGCCACACCAAGATGGTACCCACTGGGTCCACTTGTACTCACCTGACTTCTTCGTGCGTGTTGGCGGGTCCGGGGAGCAGGACGCCGCCGGTCTGGTCCTCGGTGACCGCGACACCGACCGGGGCTCGGCCTTTCCGGTACCGGTTCATGGTCTCTTCGGCGGGGTCGTAGAGGTGGCCGGAGGGTCCACGGGGTGCCGGGAGTGAGTCGAGCAGCACCGCCCGATCCAGGTTCAGGTCCCTGGCCAGGGCGTCGACCAGGGCGTGCTGGCAGTAGACGGTGTTGGAGATGGTGCCGGTGACCAGGCAGGCTCGGTAGATCATCGACGGCATCTCGGCTGAGGTGGTGAACTGGATCTTGGTCCGGTTCGGGAACTGGTACGGCTGGATCCGGAACGGCATCAGCCCACCATCGCCGGAACCCCGGCGGACCCGTCGTCGTCATCGTCGGTTCTGTGCACAGAACTTGACTCGACCTCCCCGGCGATGATGTCGTAGCCGACCACTCGGGGTTCGGTGGCGGCGAGCAGCCGGGTCACCCACGATTCGAGTTCGGTCTGGGTGGGGTTGTGCACCACGACCTCGGTGGGGGCGTCGAGTCCGTACAACTTGGCGTGCCGGTCGACGATCTCGCGGGCCTTGGTGACCGCGAGCAGATGGTCGGGGTTGTCCGGGTCGATCGCCTTCGGCCACACGCTGCGCAGGAGGCGTTCGAGCCGGGCTCCGGCGACTTTGCGCATCTTCTCCCGGTCGTCGTTGGTGTCGAGTTGTTTGACCAGCGCCCGTTCGGTGGCGACCAGGGCCTGTCGGGGGGTGGGGTAGCCGAGGGCGGTGGCGATCTCGCCCCAGGTGGCTCCGGCGAGTCGCATCTGGACTGCCGCGTTGGCTTTCCGGTGGCGGGCTTTGGCGAGTTCCGAGCCGTGTCCTTTGCCGGACTGGCCGCGTACCCCGGTCGGGTCGGAGGAGTCCTGCTCGTGCATGAGGTCAGGGTAGACCCGACTACGCGACTAGCCGAGCATGGCTTGGATCTGGGAGAGGATCTGGCCGTCGGTGATCACCGCTTCGTCGGCGCCGGGGTCGTAGCCGGTACCGGGCGGGGCGTCCGGGTCGGGCGGGTGGGACACTTTCGCGGACTCCCAGGCGTCGGCCCAGCCGGGAGCGGCAGCCCAGGTCCGCCGGTTTTCGACGGTCCAGGCGTCCGGGTTCGCGGTCTCGCCGGTGATCACCGGGATCCCTTCACCGGCGACGGCTTGGGCGACCCGGTTCTGCATGGCGATGTTCTGCGCGATCTCGTTCTGGGTGAGGTAACTCATGCGTGATCCTTCTGGGTGTTCCAGTGGTGGCCGCAGGCGGGGCAGGTGACGTCGTAGCCGAGTTCGGCGGGGATCATCCCGAACCCGATCGGGGTTCCGGCGAGTTTCTGTTGGAGCAGCCGGAGGGCTTCGATGGAGTCTTCGTTGAAGCCGGTGCCGACCAGGCCGTCGTCGACCGCGATCCGGTCCAGCAGGTCGAGCAACTGGGCGTCGTCGGGTCGGGCCAACTGGGCGATCCGGTTGTCGGCGACCAGGATCTTCCGGGCCTGGTGTTGGTCGAGGTCGACGTAGACGACGGGGATCTCGGTGGCCTCCAACATCTTGCAGGCCAGCCAGGTGTGGTTCCCGGCGACGATGTAGCCGGTGTCTTTCTGGACGTAGACGGGCCGGTACATGCCGTTGACTTCGATGGACTCGACGATCGCGTCGAGGTCGCCGTTGTTGTAGTTCTCGGGGTGCTGTTGGACGTCGTCGATGGGGGTGAGCAGGCCCGCGAGGTCGTCGTGGAACCGGACCAGTCCGGAGATGATCACCGCTACCGTCCTTTCGCTTTGCCGCAGACCTTGCAGCCGGGGGCTTTCTTGGCGGACGCCTTCTTGCCGTGCGCCTTCTTCGGGTTGGCTTTCTTCACTTTCCCTTGGGCGGCGAGCCGTTTGGCTTTGATGGTCGCGACCCGTTTCAGCCGGACGGTCCGCGCCGAGCAGCACTTCACCATGGCCGCTACTGTCCCATGAACGACAGGGCTTGTGTGCCGAGCCAGGCGGTGTAGGCGGGTGGGATTGCTTCCCGGAGTCCTTTCCGGGTGCCGTGCCACTCGACGCCCATCAGGTGGTTCTGCAGGTCGGGGTCGGCGGGGGTGTAGCCGCCTTTGCGGATCAGCCTGGCTTCGACCGGGTCACGTCTGCCGCCGGTGTAGAGTCCGGCGACCTGGCGTCCGAGGTGGGTGCACTTCTTGGGGGCGGTCAACGCCAGTGGGGACTCGAAGAGTCGGTGTCGGTGGAGGTGTAGGAGTCGGGTGCCGTCGCGGGCGATCAGGTTGAACATGGTGCCGCAAAGCAGGACCGGGTCGCACAGGGGGGCGCCTTCGACGTTCTCGATGATCCAGGGGACCCCGATCGCCTCTAGGGCTCGCCGGGTGGGGGCGACGAGGTCGGGGTAGGTGCGGTCTGTGGCCCGGTTCCCTGCCGAATAGCGTTGGCAGGGCGGGGAGGCGTGGATCAGGTCGTATTCGTTCCCGTGGGCCAACAGGTAGCCGATCGCGTTGGCGGCGATGAACGGATACGGGTAGTAGCGGCGGTGGGTGGGGTCGTGGTCGACGCCGGTCACGTCGTATCCGGCTTGGTGGTAGCCGATCGCGGCGCCCCCTTGTCCGCAGTACAGGTCGAGGACCCGGGGTCGGGGTTCTGTGGACTGAACATGGTGGGCGAGGCTGACCCCGATGTGGTGGGTGTAGGCGGGGGGGATTGCTTCGGCGATGGACTTGCGGTTGCTGGTCCAGTCGATCCCCATCGCGTCCTGCCATTCACCGATCTTGCCTTTGGCTCCGCCTTTGCCGTAGACGGCCCGGTAGGGGCCGTCGTAGTAGGTGCCGTGTTCCCAGCCTCGGACCCTGCCGCGATGTTCGAGGTGTCGGGGCTGGTCGACTGTGAAGCCGCTGCAGTTTCCGATCTCGAACCAGCGGTGCCGGACCACGCCGAGTCCGAACATCTCGCCGCACAGGATGAGGTCTTTCCTCAGGTCGGAGCCGATCACGTTCTCGATGATGTAGGGGAGTCCGGTGTCTTTGAGGGCTCGTCGGGTCTGGGGGATCCAGTTGGGGTGTTCCCGTTTGCCTTTCTGGGTGCCTTTGGTGAGGGCGGAGGCCCGTTGGCAGGGGGGTGAGGCGTGGATCGCGTCGAAGCCCTCGGTGCCGTTGGCCGCGAGCCAGTCGAGGGCGTCGGACTGGATGAACTGGAACGGGTAGTCGGGTTGGGGGCGGTGGTCGATGCCGACGATGTCGAATCCGGCCCGCTGGTAGCCGACGGCGGCACCGCCGACGCCGCAGTACAGGTCGAGGAGTCTCATCTAGGGAGGATCTCGATGGTGGGCGGGTCGGTGGGGGTGATCTTGAGCCGATCTTGGGCGTAGAGCAGGTTGAGCGCCGCCCTGCGGTCACCGAGGGTGTCGAGGTAGGCGAGATCGTCGGTCGAGATGACGAACGCGACGGGTTCGAGGGTCATCGGTCGACCTTGGTTTCACCGCAGGCGCACACGTACTGGTACAGGGGGGTGCCTTGGTGGTGGCGGACCGGGACACCGACCCTTTTGAAGCGGTGGAGGTGCCGTGGGGCCGGTGTGTCGGTGAACGGGTTGTCCGCCAGGGTTTCGATGGGGTTGGGGGGTGGGACTGGGGGCTGGATCGGAGATGGGATGGGCGGCTCGACCGGGGCCAGAGGTTCTGGATGGGGTTCGGGGTGGGGGTGTCCGGCTTCGGGGGTGCGTCTCATGACGAGCCAGCGTAGGTAGGTGCTGCGGCCCATGGACTTGCGTCGGTGGTCGAGGACGGCGACTTCGTTCTCGTTCATCTTGACGGTGATGGACACGGTCTTGGGGTGTGCGGTCTTCGGTCGACCCATAGGTAACACCATAACTCAGTTCCAGTACCACGAAAACCCCTAGAAAGAACACCAAAACCCCCTTCCGGTAACACCACAACTGGCAGAAAACCCCCCACACCCACCAGACTGCCTACCTTTACGCCCGGCGCGCGCGGAGGGGGAGCGGGGCCCCCAGGGGCCTTTGTCGAGTATCCAAGCTGACTTAGTCCAGCCGGCATTCCATTGTCTACTAAGTCTCTTAGGTCACCCTGCCTGGCCTGCATGTTCTGTCCACAGAACGTGTGATGCACGCCACACGGAATCGCAGTCGCTCAGTTTGAATGACGGACTCTTGTGGACTACTGTGGTGCATGCACCGCCGTTGGTCCGGGTCCGACGGGAGCGTGCGTGTCGTTTCATAAGTCAAGAGTGTTCGCGCTAGGTGTTCTCTGCCGTACCCGTTTCCGCTGTGGACACGGGGCGGTTGAGTAGGACACGCGGTAGATACGCCCGTGTCCGGAGAGGTAGTTATGACTACCAGCACCGAAGTTGCCACCGCGCTTGAGACGGTGGAGTCTGTGACGTCCGTCGGTCACCCCTTCCGGGATGACTACATCCTGTCCCGTGAGACGGTGGCGGGCATGACGGTGTCGCAGGTGGAGGAGTACCTGACGGAGCAGGGTCACCTGTTCGACGTCGTGACGGGTGCCGCCACGGAGAACGTGACGGACCGTGCCGCCTATGCCACCCACTACGCGGTGGAGAAGGGGATCCTCGCGGGCGACGCGGTGGAGGGTAAGCCTCTGTACACGTCGGAGGAGTACGTCCGGAAGTTCTTCCACCGTGAGAGCAAGTCTCTCGTCACAGGGTGGAAAACCCTAGGCCACGCT